GATCGAGCCCATACCGGCAGCGATCGAGACAGGGTTGAGGTCAATCGGCTCAGCGGCCGGGCGCGGCACGGACATGGCGTTCCCCGTTGTCGTTGTTGGGTCGAGAGAAGGTCGGGGCCGGCGGCGCGAGGCGCTCGCAGCGGCCGAGGGCGAGCAGGGCGCCGGCGACGTAGAGGGCCAGCGCAATCCCGGCCGCGAGGAGATCCTGGGCCAGGGCGAGCATGGTGGATCAGGCCGCAGCAGGAGAGATGAAGCCGGCCTCGTGAGCGCTGGCGTCGACCCGGCGCATCGCGGTCCGAAGGCTGTTGCGGTTGTTCTGGTCGAGCCGCCGGGCCTGCGCCTCCGCGAGATCAGCCTCGCTGGCATAGGTGCCGGAGGTGCCGGCGAGCGCGTTCCGATGAATGGCGCGGAAGGCGATCATCGCCTCCTCGACCCGGAGGCGGGCCATGTGGGCGGCGTGGCCGCCACGGGGCCCGAGCTGCGCGCTGGTGGCGTCGTCAATGGCGATCTTGCGAGCGATAGCGCTGTACGACTGCGCCATCAGGCACAGGTGCTCGACCGCCTCGGCGAGGTCGAGGGACGAGATGGCAGGCTCGGGCTGGTCGGCCTGGCTGAACGGCGCGCACATGGGTGGCCTCGTCGGGCTGGTGTTGCGGGAAGGGGCGGGGCCGGCGGGCGGCCCGGCCGAGTTCAGAAGGCGCCGAGCCAGACGCCGATGCCGTGGATGACGCCGACAGGGGCGACGATGCAGCCGAACAGGAGGAGCACCCACGCCGAGGCTTTGATGCAGACGACGACGTGGGTGACCCATGCCGAGATGCAGGTAAGCCAGAGCGCGATCACCGCGACGGCGGCCGGCAGGCCCAGCGAGCGCTGAGACGAGCGCGCCATGGCTCAGGTCTTCCGCTTGCAGCCGCGGGATTTGTAGGCGCAGACAAGCTCGTGCTCGGCCTTCGGCGCGGCGCGATCCTTGATCGTGCAGGTGACGTAGCCGTCCTTGTCCGAGTCCTGCCCGGAGCAGCCGACGTAATCGGCCTGCGAGCGATCGGCGATTTCGCGAGCGCCGAGTTCGGCGACCTGCCGCTCGGTGTCGGCAAGCTGATAGGGGCCGCAGGCCGCAAGCGGCAGCATCACGGCCAAAGCGAGAATGCGCTTCATGGAATAGCTCTCAGAGGGGGTGCGAGGCGTGTCCCGGCCCCGCGGGCGGGATCAGCGTCGGAAAAGCCGGCGGAGCCGGAAGGCACGGCGGGCGAGGGACGCCGCGCCGATGATTGCGAGGGCGTCGACAACGAGCCCGAACATCAGGCGGCCTGCGCGGGCGCCGGCTCTTCAGCCGTGAGGTCGAGCGCGACGGCGAGGCGTTCGCGGGAGGTGAGAAGACCGGTCTTGCCGAGGGTGCAGCGATGAAGCTCGGTCGCGCCGCCGTCGGCCATACGCTCGACCCAGCCTTCGACCTCAGCGGGGTGGATGTCGGTGCGGACGCCGACGATGCGGGCGGCGCCGGCGGCATCGCGGGCAACGGCCAAGGCGACGCACGGCCCACCGAAGGCCAGGGAGCCAGTCTCGAGACGATCGACGCGAAAGATGTGGCGGTCGCCCGTTAGGCCGCGCCAAGCGGAACCCAGGTAGGTGAAGCCGCCGGGCTCTTTCGGGTTCGGCAAGCCGCTCAGCCGCTGCGCCTCGCAGATCGCCGCAAGAGCCGCGCGCTGCCCGCGCATCCGGTCTTTCTCACGGCCCCAGTTCAAGGGTGGCTTGTTGGACATCGGCGGCGGCTCCATCGCGGGGTGGCGATGGGCTGATATTATGCTGTAGAATTACCGCGTCAAGCCCAATAACTGTAGATTTACCGCGCAGGTCCGTAGTTGCTCTGTCCACACATATCCACAGGCGGCAAAAAACGTTCTTGCTTTGTTCCTGCGCGACGCCACCCTAAGGTGGTCATCGCTCGGGAGGCGACGCGTGAAAGAGGTCTACGGGGTGCAGGTCTACCTTCTCCGGAAGGGCAAATTCGAACTTGGACCGGCGGTCATGTGTCGAGACGCAGATACTGCCAGAGCAGAAGCGGAGCGTCGTTCGTTCGCTCCGCATGTAGCTGGCACGTCTGCATTCTGGAGGCGGATCACGAGCAACGAATTCGATGACGGTGAGGCTCCAGTGACGATCGGGGTCTGGGGGCGGGTGCCTCCTGGAATATCGGACGCGCTGCCATTTTGACGCTTGTGCTAGCGGTCGCTTGCATGTCTAATGCTTGCGAACGCTAGCATGAGGTTTTTCGATGTCGGAACAGCATAGGCAGGCCGCCAAGGCGCGCGCACTGAAGCAGACGCCGGAGGAAAGGCGCGCTGCGGCCTCCGCCGGTGCGGCAGCGCGCTGGGCCAAGGCAGATCCTGAAAGGGCACAATTGCCGAGCGCAGAGTTCGGCGATGATGCGCGGCCTCTGGCGATCGGGGACATCCGTATCCCCTGCTACGTCTTGGACGATGAGAGGCGCGTTCTCACCTTCTCGGGCATGCAGGATGCCCTCAAGATGGCGAAGGGCGGGAGCATGGTTCCCGGCATGAACCGTTTTGAGCTTTTTGCATCCCGTGAGCGCATCAAGCCATTCATTCCAAACGATTTATTTGATCGAATCCGCAACCCAATCGTGTTCCTCTCGCCGAGTGGAAAGCGCTCGTACGGCTATGAGGCCGAGGTGCTAGTGGAGATATGTGAGGCGGTCCTGTCGGCGCGCTCTTCGGCGCCTGGTCTGCAGCAACAGCAGCAGCAGATTGCCCATCAGTGCGAACTCATTATGCGAGGCTTGGCCCGCGTCGGTATCGTCGCGCTGGTGGACGAGGCCACAGGCTATCAGGTTTTCAGAAAGCGCGACGCCCTCGCAAAAATACTTGAGGCGTATATTTCAAAGGAGCTTCTGCCGTGGGCGCAGCGCTTCCCCCTAGAATTCTATGAGGGCATCTATCGTCTGCACGGGTGGGATGACCTTGACCCGGCCAGCAAGGCGAAGCCTGGTTATGTCGGAATGCTGACAAATGCATTGGTATACGAGCGCCTGCCGGACGGAGTGTTGCATCAGCTTCGGTCGCAAAACCCAGTCAACGCGGGAACAGGCAAGAGGCGTTTCAAGCACCATCAATTCTTAACCGATGATATCGGCAATCCACACCTTGAAAAGCATCTGGCGAAAGTAATAGGCTTAATGCAAGCCGCCGACACCTGGGCAGAATTTAAGAAGCTCTTTCGCAAAGTGTTCAAAGTCGAAGAGGACCAAGCCCCGAAAGGTCGCGGCTCTATGCGGATCTAGCCGGCCGTTCACGCTAACGGGGCGGCACCATCTATCGGCGCCGCCCGACCTGACGAGGTTTGTAAGCCCCTATGACGATCGCAACGATCGAAACAGTCAGCCCCGGCTCCACGGCGTGGCTGTAAACTCGGTGAGGCACATAAATTGGCGTGTCCCAGCGGGGGTCTGCGCTGTCGGCGCGCAACTCAACCATGTCGTTCTCTCCCACATGGTAAAGTTTTGCCGTGCGCTCGCGCAGATGTCCGCCATCCCGCGTTTGCTCAACAATGACCAAGTCACCATTGCCTGGCATCAAGCCTGCGATAGCGATGTCGACGCAGTGCAGAATATCACCGTCGACGGCAAAATTATTGATTGAGGTGCCGCGAACTATTAGGCCGTACTGTGCCTCGCGGGCCCAGTGCGGATCGGGCGTAATCGGCGCCAGCCCGTACCGCGACTCGTCAACGTTTTCATCGACTGCCAGCCATCGCCCTGCCGCCACTTCTCCAGGGACCGGCATGCCTTCGTAGTCTGAAGTTAGAGACGACTTGTCGGCGTAAATCCGGCCAGTGACTGCGACGACAACCTCAGAACCCTCGCCACGCAGGAGCCAAGAAGAAGTTGTTCCGAGGACGGTCGCGAGTTTATCAAGGTTTTCAGCCCGAGGAGATTTTGATTTCCCGTTCAAAATATTTAGAACGAACGCGTCGCTGAGCTTCGCCTCGAGCGAAGCGGAGCGAGCGCTCTTTCCCAGAGTATCGAGGCGCTGTTGCACGCGCGTGGCAAGGGTTTGCTCGGTCACGCGGTAAAGTAACCGCACAGTCGCTGGAACCGAAGCTGTATCTTTACCGTTGACAGGTGCGGTAAACATACAGCATGGTTCTCCTCATGACCCTGCTCGACAGCCTCCTAGCCGTAGCCCGAGCGTTCTGCGAAGCGCGCAAGCTTAGCGTCGCCCGCACGTCCACGCTTGTTTTCGCTGACGGTAAGGTACTCAGCCGCCTCGAGGGTGGCTGCGACCTCACTACTCGTCGGCTGGAGAACGCTATGCAGTGGTTCTCTGACAACTGGCCTTCGGGTGCCGAGTGGCCACCTGCAGTAGCGCGCCCGGAACAAAGCGTTGCTGTTGAGCCGCGGAGCGCGGCATGAGCCACCATTTTCCCTTTCGGCAGTCAAACGGCCCCTTGGCTGCCGGATCGCGCCCGATCCTGTCTCACGTTCCCGCGTCTGGATCGGGCGCACCTCAGTTCAGCACCGCCAGCATCGGCCGGGTGTCGATGACACGGGCGACGACGTCGCGGGCCTCGTGCGCTGCTTCGGCGAGCGCCGGGTCTACCTTCACCACGCCGAGCATCGCCTCGACCATGTGCCGGGTAAGTTCGTCGCCTGCGCCGTCGCCCCGTTCGACCTCGCGCCGCACCAGCCACGTCACCATGGCGTGCATCGCCAGGATGGTCGCGGCGCCGTCGGTCTCCGGTGTGTGCTCGATCATCTCGGTTTCCCTTTCGCGCTCCGGCGCGTCCGTTGCCCCTCAGGGGCTCCTTCCTGACTGCCGGGGCGTCATTGCCCCGGCCCTTTCTTCCCGCGCGCCCGCCTCTCGCCGCCAAGCCCGTGGCGGTCGCGCTTCCGTGTGTCCTGCGTACCCCTCCGCGCCGCTGCGCATCCGCTCCTCTCGTCCAGGCCAATGGACCACAGGAGCGGTGTCGTGCGGAGCAACTGCCATTTGCGAACGAAGCAACCGGGAAGCAGCGTGATGCCGACCGTCACCGTAGCCGCCAGCTACACCCGCCGCCTGGTCGAGAGCCGGGCGCGTGAGACCGGCGCCTCTGTGAAGGACGCCGCTCGGGACGTCGCCGCCCATCTGAGGCAGCCATACGGGTCAATCTGGGGCCTGCTCTTCCGGGCCCCCAAGACGGTGAGCGCCGAGTTGCTGGTGGCGCTTCAAGAAGCCGTTGAGAGGCAGGTCAGGCGGGAGATCAACGCCCTTGAGAACGAACTTCTGGCAGTCCGTCTGGGCTCTCTTCGCCGCGATGATCGAGCGCTGGAAGAGATCGAAACGGGCATCGCGGGACTGAAGGCACGCCTTCGCACCGCTGCATCCGAGACAGCCGGCCCGGCTCAGGGCTGAGCACAAAAGCAAACCGCCCGGATCCCATCCGCGAAGCGGGATCCGAGCGGCTGCCATCACCAAGGAGAAATTGAATATGAGCACACCCGCTGCTGTCGGGCAAGGCGACCCGTCCTCCGTCGCCGACGATCAACTGAAATCCATCATCGAGCGCATCGAGCGTCTTGAGGAGGAGAAGGCCGGCATCGCTGGCGACATCTCCGACGTCTACGCCGAGGCCAAGGGCAACGGCTTCGACGTGAAGGTGCTGCGCAAGATCATCGCCTTGCGGAAGAAGGATCACGACGAGCGCACTGAGGAAGAGGCGATCCTCGAGCTCTACCTTCAAGCCCTCGGCATGGCGTAGCCGACATGCGCGCGCCCTCCTCTCACCCTCAGGGCGCGCGCCGTCTTGCCGCCCGCGACGTCCCGATGCGCGAGAGCGCGATCCAGGCGGCCGTCGTCCAGCACTGGCGCCTGTTCGGCCAGCCGCACACGCTGGTGGCCGCGATCCCGAACGAAGCTGCCAAGGGGCAAGCCGGCCTGACCAAGGGCCTGCCGGATCTCCTCATCATCGGCGGCCGCGTCCGCATCGCCTTCATGGAGCTGAAGGTCGCCACCGGCCGCCTCAGCTTCGAACAGAAGCTCTTCCGCAACCTCTGCGCCTTTGCTGGGATCGAGTTCGTGGACGCCTACGGGCGGGATGAGCCGATCATAGCCTTGGAGCGCTGGGGGATCGTGCGGCCGAACCTGAACGGACCGGTCAGATGAAAGCCCGCGCCGCCGACACATGGCCCGACACGCCCCGCAACCGCGCCGCGATCGCCGAGCGCTGGGCCAAGGGCCACGACACCCTGTGGATCGCCAAGGACATCGCGCTCACCGAGCCGGACGTCTGCCGAATCCTCGCTCGCCTTCAGGACGAGCGCCACGCTGCCCGAACTCTCACGACAGGAGGCGGCCATGCCGCTCGGTGACTGCCTGTACCGCGGCCGTTCCGGGGCGCGGGCCGCCCTCATGGTCGGCAACGTCGATGCGGCGATGGCCGCTCTCTCTCCGCACCCCGAAGTCGTCGCGATGCTTCGCGAGGGCCGGGTGGCCGACGCCGTCACCAGCCTTGAGCGCACCGACAACCCGAAATGGTCGTCCTCTGATGCCTGCCGCGCCGCCTACCGCAAGGCAATGGCCGGCAAGTCCAAGCCCCACATGGAGAAGCCGCTGTGAAGGTCGCCGTCGAGCGTGACAATCTACTGGCGGCGCTCGCGCACGCCCACCGCATCGTCGCCAAGAGCGACAGTATCCCGATCCTCTCGACCGTCCTGATGTCGACGGAGGGCGGTCGCCTCGGCATCACGGCCCGCAACCCCGACATGGTGGCGGAGACGTCCTGTATTGCCGACGTTGGGGCGCCTGGGCAGCTCGCCGTTCCGCTCGCGCCGATCGCCGAGCTGCTGCGGCGCCTGCCGGCCGGCACGGCGATGCGGCTTGAGGCCAGCGACACCGCACCCGAGATCGCGATCCGGTATCGGCGATCGGCCCTTTCGCTGCCGACGCTGGCAGTGACCGAGTTCGCCGGATTCGCAGTCGATGCCGACGCCATCGAGGTGTCCATCGAAGCGCCGACGCTGATCCGGCTTCTTGAGACCCCGCTGCACGCCTCGAATGCCGACGATCAGAGGCTATTCGCTCAGGGTGTCCACCTGCATTTTGCCAGGGATATCGGAGCGCTCTGCGGGGTGGCCACCGATGGGCGCCGCATGACGCGCGCCGTCGCGGCCGAGTTCGCGGATGCGGAGCGATTCCCGCCGGTCACGATTGGCACACGCTCGGCAGGCGAGCTGATCAAGCTGGCACAGGATGTTGGCGGCGGCCCGATCCGGCTCCGCATCAACGACCGGCTGCTTTGCGCCGAGGCCGACGGCACGCGTCTGATCACCAAGCTGATCGAGGGACAATACCCAGACTACGCGCGGTCGATCCCGACAAACCTGACCCAGCTCGCAGCTATGGCCTCCCATGAGCTGGAGCAGGCCCTGCAGCGCACCCTGATCCTTGCCGACGACAAGGATCGCATCGTCCGGTGCGAGGTGATTGATGGGGTTCTGAGCATCGCCGCCCGTAGCCAGAAGGGCGGCGCCATCAGCGAGGCCGTCGAAGTCGAGGGCGGCGATGGCATCAGCTTCGGCATGAACGCCCGCATGGCGGTCGAGGCTCTCGGGGCGCTCAAGGCCGACGTGGTCGAGATCAGCACGGCTGGATTTGGCTCACCGATCCTGATGCGCAAGCGCGGCTCAAGCGAGGCGCTCTGCCTCGTCATGCCGACCCGCGGCTGAGGAGGATCATCATGGACTATCAGACCTTCCTCGCCGGAAAGCGTCGGACCGACCCTGCTACCGGCCTCACGGATCTGCCGAACCTCTGCGGCGCTTTGTTCCCGTTTCAGGCCGACATCGTGCGTTGGGCGCTCCGGCGGGGCCGGGCCGCCTGCTTCGCCGGCACCGGTCTCGGCAAGACGCTGATCGAGCTTGCCTGGGGCGACGCCGTCCATCGCGCCACCGGCGGAGACGTCCTGTTTCTGACGCCGCTCGCGGTCGCGGCGCAGGCGATCCGCGAGGCCGAGAAGTTCGGCGTGCCGGCGCGGCAGGTGCGCGAGCAGTCCGAGTGCGGCCCCGGCATCAACGTCACGAACTACCAGAAGCTCGACCACTTTGACCTGAGCCGGTTCACCGCGGTCATCCTCGACGAATCCAGCATTCTGAAGAGCACGGACGGCCACTACCGGACTCGGCTCATTCGCGAGTGCGCGAGTGTGCCCTTCCGCTTGGCCGCGACCGCCACGCCAGCGCCGAACGACTTCATGGAGCTCGGCAACCACGCCGAGTTCTTGGGCGCCATGTCCCACACCGACATGCTCGCGACCTTCTTCGTGCATGACGGCAGCAGCACCCGCGACTGGCGCCTGAAGGGGCACGCCGAAGGCGAGTTCTGGCGTTGGCTCGCCTCCTTCGCCGTGATGCTGCGCAAGCCGTCCGATCTTGGCTACGAGGACGGTGCCTACGCGCTGCCGCCGCTACATCAGCATCAGCATGTCGTTGTCTCCGAGCACGACCCGGCGGCGACCGGCACGCTGTTCGCTATGGAGGCGCGCACGATGCGCGAGCGGCTCGATGCCCGGCGTAACACCGTGGCCGAGCGGGTCGCCCTGGCGGCCAGCCTGACGCCGCAGGATCGGCCGTTCGTCTGGTGGTGCAATCTGAACGCCGAGAGCGAGGCGCTGGCCTCCGCGATCCCCGGCGCCATCGAGATCCGCGGTTCGGACAGCGAGGAGGCCAAGGAGAGCAAGATCCTCGACTTCATCGAGGGCCGCGCGCTTACCCTCGTCACCAAGGCGTCGATCTGCGGCTACGGCCTCAACTTCCAGCACTGCGCGGACACGGGCTTCGTCGGCATGAACGACAGCTGGGAGCAGGTCTACCAAGCGGTCCGTCGCTTCTGGCGCTTCGGCCAAACCCGGCCCGTCAACACCCACTTCATCGCCGCCGAGATCGAGGGCGCTGTCGTCGCGAACCTTCGCCGCAAGGAGGCCGATGCCGAGCGCATGGCCGCAGCGATGCTCACTCATATGGCTGACCTCGGCGCCGCCACCATCCGCGGCGCGCGGCGCGACCGGCCCGATTACGCCCCCGCCCAGCCCATCAGCCTGCCGTCCTGGCTTGGAGTTGCCGCATGAGCCATCTCGCCCACATCCGCGCCGTCGATCAGGTTGTGACGGACCAGTACGCCATCTTCCAGGGCGACGCCTGCGAGCTGATCCAGGCCCTGCCGACAGGGACGGTGCACTTCGGCATCCACAGCCCACCCTTCGAGGGCCTCTACAAATTCTCGAACTACGACCGCGACCTCTCGAACAGCGAGGGCGACGACTTCTGGCGGCACTACGGCTTCCTTATCGCCGAACTGCTGCGCGTGACTGTGCCGGGCCGGCTCCACTCGGTGCACGTCATGCAGCTGCCGACGAGCAAGCGCCGGGACGGCTTCATCGGGATGCGCGACTTCCGCGGCGAGGTCGTGCGCGCCTACGAGGCGGCCGGCTGGCACTTCCACTCCGAGGTCTGCATCTGGAAAGACCCGGTCGGCGCGATGACACGCACCAAGTCGATCCGGCTCCTGCACAAGCAGATCACGAAGGATTCGAGCCTCAGCGGACAGGCCGCGGCCGACTACGTCCTGACCTTCCGCAAGCCGGGCGAGAATCCCGAGCCGATCACCGGACCCTTCGAGGAGTTTGTCGGCACGGATCTCGACATCTCCCGTGAGGCCTTCGAACGGCAGGCCGCCGCGCACCGCGCCGAAGGCAAGGCTCCCTGGCCCTATGATCAGTGGGCGTCGATCATGGTGTGGCAGCGGTACGCCTCGCCGGTGTGGTCGGACATCGATCAGCACCGCACCCTGCAGAACAGGCGCTGGAACCCGGCTGCGCGCGACGAGCGTGATGAGGCCGACGAGCAGCACATCTCCCCGCTGCAGCTCGACGTCATCGAGCGCTGCATCGACCTGTGGTCCGCGCCCGGCGACACCGTCCTCACGCCCTTCCTCGGGATCGGCAGCGAGGTCTGGGCGGCGGTCAACATGGGCCGGCGCGGCGTCGGGTTCGAGCTGAAGCCCTCCTATTTCGGTCAGGCCGTTCGCAACCTTGCGGCCCGGCCCGAGCGCGAGATCGACCCGACCCGTACCGTCGGCTTCCTGCCCCTGATCGAAGCGGCGGAGTGAGTCGATGGCCGCCCGAACGGGTCTCGGCCCGCCGACCGCCGCCGAATGTGAGCACCTCGCCCGGCTTCATGCCGAGCGGGCTGGCCGCAACACCGCCCTCGCGACCGATCTGCGGCGCAGTGGCGATGCCAAGCCGGCCGACCTGAACGAACGCCGCGCGCGCGTTGATCAGCGCACGGCGGACATCCTGACCGCCTATGCGCGCGAGCTCGAAGCGCGCACCGCGGGCGGTCGCGAACTTGAAGCCGCGGAGTAGGTGCGGAGTGTCCGATCCGACCCTCATAGCGGACCTCGTTCGCGCAGGCCTTGATCCTGATCTTCTGCAGCGGGTCGCCCTTGAGCTTGCTCGCGGCCAGGCCGCTCTGTCGGCTGCGGCGAAGGCCGAGGCTGACCGGAGCGCGAAGGTTGAGGCTGCCGCGGAGGCGAAGCGGGCCGCCAACGCCGAGCGTCAGCGTCGGTTCAGAGACCGTAATAACGCTTGTAACGCGTTACGTGCCGTTACGGAGCGTGACGAAGCGTTACTCCCTCCCCCCAAGATATATAACTCAACCCCCCACCCTGAACTTCTCCCCGCTGACCCTGACGGGTCAGCAGCCCCGACGAAGGTTCGCAAGGCCCGGAAGCGCGCCCTACCGACCGATTGGCAGCCGGGCGACCGCAGTGAGCGGGTTCGGGTCGAATTGGGCCGCTCGACGGACTGGATGCGCCGGACTGCGGTCGAGATGCGCACCTGGGCCGAGAGCAAGGGCGAGATCCGGGCCGACTGGGACGCAACCCACGACGGCTGGATGCGGCGGGAGGCCAATCGCGAATGCTCGCGCCCTGAGCCACCGCCGGGCGGCGCCCGCGCCTCACCACCGGGCCAGCGCATCAGCGGCCTGACACAGCACGCCCACCAGAAATTCCACGAACGGCGCCGGGGAGGCGATGATGACCGTACCCTCGACATGGAAGCCCGACCTGCCTCGGACCGTCGCAGAGACCCTGCCAGCGATGCCTCCGGCCGCACGGGATCGGCTGGACGCCATGGTGAAGGCGATGAAGGAGGAGGCGCCGGGACAGTATTCGATTTCCCGCGCGGTCGCGCCTACGGATGACGAGCGCCGCGGGCTGAGCCAGCGCCGCCGGGATCTTCAGCAGGCCATGGAGCTGGGATGCCGGACGGCGATCGAGGATCGCCTGCACGGATTCGCCTTCGGATTTGGGACGCTCCGCGCGCTGGACCGCGAGACCTTTGCGGCAACGCTCAAGGTCATGGTCCAGGCCGTTGACCACCTGCCCTATGAGGCGGTGAGCCGGGCATGCCTCGCCTGGACGAAGGGCCAAATTCGCTGGGCCAACTGCCGTTTTCCTCCAGATGCGCCCGAGCTTGCCCGCGCGGCAGAGGAAGCGCTGGGCCAGATGCGCATGGAGGAGCGCGAGCTGCGCATCGTCCTCGGCGCGAAGCTGCTTCCTTCCCCGCCTCCGAAGCCGACGCAGGAGGAGCGTGACAAGGCTGCCGCAGACGCGACCGCGCTTATCGCCAGCATCGCGGAGGCCGGCAGGCGCCTCGACGAGGATCTGAGCGCCGCCGCGCATCGAGGCAGCAACGCCGAGCACCTTGAGCACGTCCGGCGATTCCAAGCCGCCGAGACTGAGAGGAAGGCACGCATCGCCGAGATGAGACAGCGGGAAGCGTCAACAGCCGGCGACGAGGCGGCGCCTGTCCGCACCGACCCCGCCGCCTAACCCAACCCCTCGCTGCAACGAGGGATCGAAGACCACCCCGAACCAGAGAGAAACGAGATGACCGAGATGAGCCATAGCATTGCCGGGCTGCCGGCCGCGAGCGTCCCCGGCGGCGAGGCACAGACCATGTCGACGCTGGAGATCGCCGAGCTGACTGGCAAGCGGCACGACAACATCATGGTCGACGTCCGCAACATGCTGTTCCAGCTCGACAAAGATGGCCTGACTTTTCAGGGCAACTATCGAGACAGCATGAATCGGGAGAAACCCTGCTACCACCTCCCGCAGCGCGAGTGCCTGATCCTAGTCTCGGGCTACTCGATCCCGATGCGGGCGAAGATCATTGACCGGTGGCAGGAGCTGGAACAGCGCCAGCCGACGCCGGCGCCGGCGATCGATCTGAACGACCCGGCCGCGCTCCGTGGCCTCCTCCTCACACACACCGAGAAGGTTATCGAGCTGCAGGGCCAGATCGCCGCTCAGGCGCCGAAGCTCGAGGCCTATGCTCGCATCGCCGAGGCGGACGGCTCCCTCTGCATCCGCGACGCGGCCAAGAGCCTGCAGATCCGCCCCATCGACCTGAAGAACTACCTCGTCGCGAACGGCTGGATCTACAAGCGCCCCGGCACCAAGGAGTGGAGCGCCTATCAGCCGAAGCTCGGGTCGCTTCTGCTCCGGCACAAGACGGCAACGATCCCGCACGAGGACGGTCACGACCGCATCCGGACACAGGTCCGCGTGACGCCGAAGGGGCTGGCCCGCCTCGCCGAAGAAATGGCGGCAGCATGAGCGCCCCCGCCTTCACCCGTCCGTCGGCAGAGGTCGGCTCGCCCGAGTGGCGCGCCGCGCTGTTCGGTCAGGCCATCGCCTACAGCGCCCACCTCACCGGCTCGATCTGCCCCTACGTGCTCGGGTCGCACCTGCGTTCCATCCTCGGCCTGCCTGAGGAGGAGTGCGGCGGCGAGATCTTGGACGCCACCGTGATGCTGATCCGCGCCGGCCTGTTCACGATCAACACCGTCGAGCCCGGCACCGGCGCCTTCTGGTTCTCGGGCGACACCAAGCTCATGCCGACGCGCCTGCTCACTGGCTACGTCTACGGCGAGCCCGGCGAGCCGGCAGAAGAAGACGACGAGGCAGACGATGCTGCCTGAATCCCTGGTCCGCCTCCTGTCCGGCAAGCGCATGCGGTGCTCGACTGAACAGGCTTTGCAGGACGACATCGAGATCGTCCTTGCCGCCGCGGGCGCCTCCTACATCCGCGAGCACTACCTCGGCGCCGCGACCGGTCGCATCGACTTCATGGTCGGAAACACCGGCCTCGAAATTAAGGTGAAGGGTGGCGCCCGGGCCATCCACCGCCAGTGCGTCCGCTACTGCGAACACCCCGCTGTCGACGCGCTGGTGCTCGCCACCACGCGGGCGGTGAGCCTGCCGATCCTCTCCAAGCCCGTCTTCATCCTCGACCTCTCGCGAGCATGGCTATGAGCGCCGCCCTCTCCTTGCTGCCGGCTGACCCGGCGCCGCCTCGCGCCTATGGCACGCTGGCGCTCGACCGCGAGCATGCGGCCTGGATCCTCGGCGGCATGGACCCGCACGTCGCGATCCGGCTCAAGGGCGCATTCCCCAAGGTGCCGAAGACGGGCACCCAGCCGTTTCGGTTTGCCGACACGCCCGAGGCCTGCGCCGACCTCGCGTGGTTCCTCGCGCGCTACCCGATGCGGATGGCGCCGGGCGACGCCTCTGCGCTGCAGGCTGGGCGCGGGCGCTTCGAGGCGGACATCGCCGAGGCCGAGCGACTGTTCCTGCCCAGCTATGCGCCGCAGCCGTTCACGGGCTTCCGCGATGACCTTGCACCCTACCCGATGCAGGTGCAGGCGATCGATCTCGCGCGCCTGAAGGGCCGCCTGCTGCTCGGCGACGACCTCGGGCTTGGCAAGACAACGGTGGCGCTGGGCGCGATCCTCGACCCGAGGTTCCTGCCGGCCGCGGCGGTGGTGCAGAGCCACCTCGGCATCCAGTGGCTCAAGCGGGCCGTGCAGTTCACCAACCTGCGGGTCCATCTGATCGCCGGCAACACCCCCTACGACCTGCCGGCGGCGGACCTCTACATCTTCCGCTACTCGAACCTCGCCAAATGGACCGATGTCCTCGACACGGTGCGCTTCCCCACCGTGATCTATGACGAGATCCAGGAGCTTCGGACCGGGGCGAAATCGGAGAAGTACAAGGGCGCGCAGGTGATGAGCCGGCACGCCTCGGCGCTGCGTCTCGGGCTCTCGGCCTCGCCCGTCTACAACTACGGCGACGAGATCTTCCCCATCATGGAGTTGATAGAGCCGGGCGCTCTCGGCTCATGGGGTGAGTTCACCCGCGAGTGGTGCGACCACAACGGCCGTCGCTATGTCGTGAAGGATCCCGACGCCCTCGGCACGTACCTGCGCGAGCAGCACCTGATGTTACGCCGGGTGCGCGGCGGCCGGCCGATCAACACCATCACCCAGCACGTCCCCTACGACGAGGATGTGGCCGCGGCGAGCGAGGATCTGGCCCGCGCCTTGGCGCTGAAGGTCACGACCGGGTCGTTCGTTGAGCGCGGACAGGCCGCCCGCGAGCTCGACATGCTGGCACGGCAGGTGACCGGCGTGGCCAAGGCCCGGCACGTCGCGGCGGTCGTCCGCATCCTGCTCGCCGCGGGAACGCCCGTCATCCTCGCAGGCTGGCACCGTGAGGTCTACGAGATCTGGCAGGAGGCGCTGAGCGAGTTCAATCCGGTGCTCTACACCGGCACGGAATCGCCCGCCGCTAAGGAGCGCAGCAAGGACCGCTTCGTCTCGGGCGAGACCAACCTTTTCATCATGTCGCTGCGCTCTGGCGCGGGCGTGGACGGGCTGCAGGCCCGGTGCTGCACCATCGTATTCGGCGAACTCGATTGGTCCCCGAAGGTCCACGAGCAGCTTGTCGGCCGTGTCGATCGCCCGGGCCAGCCCGCCGACGAGGTCACGGCGATCTACTGCATCACCGACCAAGGATCCGACCCGGTCGTCACTGGCGTGCTCGGCCTGAAGGGCGCGCAGGCCCGCGGCATCACCGACCCGCTCGCTGGCATCCAGCACGTCCATTCCGACGAGAGCCGCGTGCGGTTGCTCGCCGAACGATATCTCGCGGCACAAGCCGCCTGACACCTGCCGCCACCACCCCTCTCGTAGCGTACCGAGGAACAGCCGCCATGGGCTCTCGCCTGACCTACAAGCAGCGCATGAAGAAGAAGCGCGATGCCGAGGCCGCCCACAAGGCCTTCATCCGGCGCGGCGAGATCCTGAAGGAGAGCCGGGCACGGCGTGACGAGGCTGACCGGGCCAAGCCGAAGGAGAGCCCCCGCGAGCGGCACATCCGGGAGATGCGCGAGGCCGAAGAGCAGCGCATGGCCGAGCGCCGCGCCGCCAACGCCCTGCCTGAGGGCTACAAGTGGACCATCGCCGTTGCGTGCGTCGGTCGCGAGGCCGAGCTGCGGGCAAAGCTGGAGGAGGCTGGGATCCCGTTCCTGCGAGCGCAGGACGAGATGGTGCGCGTGGTTCAGGGTCGGGCACAGCGGCTCAAGATCCCGATCCTGCCGGGCATGATTTTCGTGGGCGTCAAGGATAAGGACGGGCTGGCCGAGCTTGCCCGCCAGTACCCGTGGCTGATGCAGCGCGTCCCCGGCGAGCGGTTCGGTCATGTCGGCGATCGTGAGATGGATCGGGTGGCGCGAGCGCTGGGCTACGGCGATGTCCGGATCGGCGACGTGCTTCAGGCGGCGCCAGCTGAGACGTTCCCCTGGCTAGTGGATCGCTACGCCCGGTCGGATGGCTTGGACAATGACGGGAAGCCCGCCCGCGTCCCGGCGATGATCCCCGAAAAGGAGATGCGCGCCTTCTCCGAGACTGTCATCGGATCCGCGCCCCTGTTCGACCCGGCCAACGGCTTCATGCCCGGCGAAGCCGTGCGCGTAGCCAGCGGCTCGTTCGCCAGCTTCAATGGCATCATTGAGGAGATCGATGACCAGAGAGGCGTTCTGAAGGTCGCGGTCGAGATCTTCGGAAGGAAAACACCTGTGGAACTGGCGCCCGAACAGGTCGAGAGGGCTTGACGACTTCAGACCCCAGGGAAATATCTGGGGCAGGACGACGCCCCTTGTTCTCCCCGGCGACGGGTCGAAGTATGAGCTGGTGGCCCAGCCCCTCGCATCAAGCTGAGGGGCGCAAATGGCGGCTTGTGCCCCGAGCGGATGACCCGCTGCGGGGCTTTTTCATGCGCCCGATAGGGCATGGGCGCCAATCTCAACGATGACTGGACGCCGACCGGGCGCACCCGCCTCCGCAGCCTCTGGTTCGGCCTGTTGGCCTACGAGGTCGAAGAGACCCGCATGGTCAACATGTGGATGCCCGGGGCACCGCATAGCCCGATGAACTGGCGCCCGACCTACCGGTGGCGACGGGTCAGGATCGGCGGTGTGATCGCCCTGCAGGGCACGGTTCCGGGCAAGCGGATCGCGGCGCATCTGGACGGGCAGGCAGAATCGAAGGGGTAGCCCATGGGCCTGTTCGACATCTTCGGCCGCAAGCGTCGCGAGGAAGAGCGTCGTCGCCGCGAGGCGATGGCCCGCCCGAGCTACAGCAGCACCCCGAGCCGAAGCGCGTGGGACGACAGCCCCATGAACCCGACCTCGCCATCAGGCATGATCCTGAGCCCGCTCAGCCCGATCTCGTCCAGCTTCGGCGTGTCGGACTACTCGCCCTCCGATAGCTGCTCCGCCTCGTCGTCCTACTCGGACAGCGGGTCGTCCTGCTCTGGTGGGGACAGCGGCGGTGGCGGTGGTGGAGACTGAGCCCAGTATGGCCCGTCTCGCGACCCTCTCGCCCCGCCTCGGCACCCTGGATACGCGCACGGCCCGGCCGGCACCGAAGCAGGCCGATCCCGAACTGCTGACCCCCGAGCACAAGGCTTGGCGCCAAGAGGTGCTGAAGCGTGCCGGGTGGAAGTGCCAAGCGCCGGGCTGCACCGCGCACGGCCGACGCGGCGGTGTCAGGCTCTACGCGGACCACATCGTCGAGCGCAGGGACGGCGGCGCGCCGCTCGACCCGGCCAACGGGCAGGCGCTCTGCCCTTCGCACCATGCCGAGAAGACAGCGCGCGAGCGAGCCAAGAGGATGGCGCGATGATCTTAGACGCTGTCGCCGATCTGACCACTGGCGTGTTCTCGGTCGACGCTTCGGCGCCCAAGGCTGAGCCGATGCGTGCAGAGCCCGGCCCAGGCATCTTGACGGGCCTGCTGGGCGAGCCTCGCCTCATCCACACTGTCACACGGCAGCAGCGGCGGCACGCCGATCGCCTGAGGCAGAAAACCGAGCCCAACCGATAGGGAGGGGCGGGGTCGAAAGTCCAGGCAGCTAGGGGGTCGCTACCGCAAGGGGACCCATTCGCAGATTTTTTCCCAATGGGCATTTTCGAGGGTGCGGAGTAGCGCGGATCCCCAAACCATGACGAAGGCAAAAAAACCCATTGATTGGGCCGGGGTCGAGCGGGACTACTGCAAAACCGGTTTGTCCATCAGAGAGATAGCGCGCTGGTACGGCATCTCGGATAAGGCCATTCGGCTCCGCGCCAAGGACAAGAACTGGCCGCTCCGCGGCGAAGGCGCTCCGCAGGCAACTCCGCAGCCACCGCCAGCCCTGTCGGACATCGTTGAGCCCATCGTCGAGCGGATCCGCCCCCGACCGAATGACGACGAGATCACGCCCGAGGCCATTGTCGAGCGCGGTCGCAAGCTGGTCGTCGAGATGCTCGACGAACTCGAAGCTGGGACGGCCCGCATCGGCGAGATCGAGCAGGCGATTGAGGATGCGACGCCTGGGAAGGGCGATGCCCGGCGCCGAGATGCCATGCTGAAGGCGGTGAGCTTGTCGAGCCGGGCTGGCACGCTGAAGAACCTCGCGCTCGCGGCCAAGACCTTTGCAGAGGCGGCGGTGCCGGACGGGAAGAAGAAGCAGCGTCAGGCCGCGGCGGACCAAACCGCCTCTGGCGGTGGCAAGTTCGCCCAGCGTAGCGGCCCGCGGCTGGTGGCGAGTAACCCGTGAAGCCCGAGTGGACCACGGCCTGTCCGGATTGGGAGAAGCGCATCGTCGCTGGGCGGTCGCTTATCCCGTTCCGCCCGCTGTTTCCTGAGACCGCCGAAGATGCGCTGCGGGTGTTCAAGGCGCTTCGGGTCGTTGACCTCCCGAAGGTCATCGACCGCGAGACGGGCGAGCTAAGGTCGCCGACGTTCGGCGAGGTCAGCGAGCCTTGGGTCTTCGACTTCGTGGCCGCCATCTTCGGCGCCTACGACGACGAGAGCGGCCAGCAGCTCATCCGTGAGTTCTTCCTGCTCATCAGCAAGAAGAACACGAAATCCACCATCGGCGCCGGCATCATGCTCACGGCGCTGATCATCAACTGGCGCCACGAGGAAGAGGTGCTGATCCTCGCGCCCACGATCGAGGTGGCACAGAACAGCTACAAGCCCGCGGCCGCCATGGTGCGAGCCGACCCGGAGCTGGATGCGGCCCAGGGTGAAGGCGGGTTCCTGCACGTACAGGATCACCTCAAGACCATCACCCACCTCAGCACGCGGGCCGCCCTCAAAGTCGTGGCGGCGGACACGGACACGGTTTCGGGCAAGAAGTCCGGCTGGATCCTGATCGACGAGCTCTGGATCTTCGGCAAGCGCCCGAAGGCGGACGCCATGCTGCGCGAGGCGACGGGCGGCCTGGTCTCGCGGCCGGAGGGCTTCGTCATTTCGCTCTCGACGCAGAGTGACGAGCCGCCGGCGGGCGTGTTCAAGGCGAAGCTCGACTACTTCCGCGACGTGCGGGACGGAAAGATCACGGACCCGAAGAGCTTTGGCCTGCTCTACGAGTTCCCCAAGGCCATGATCGAGGCGAAGGCCTACCTCGACCCTGACAACTTCTACATCACCAACCCGAACATCGACCAGTCGGTGAGCCGCGAGTGGCTAGAGGACGAGCTTCGAAAGGAAGAGGCCAAGGGCGAGGACACCCGCCGGACCTTCCTGGCGAAGCACCTCAACGTCGAGATCGGCATGAACCTGCGGGCGAACCGCTGGACCGGCTCGGAGTTCTGGGAGCAGCGTGGCGATCCGGCGCTCACCCTCGACGCAGTTCTCGACCGCTCAGAGGTCGTCTGCGTCGGGATCGATGGCGGCGGCCTCGACGACCTGTTCGGTCTCTGCGTGCTGGGCCGCGAGCGCGGCACCCGCGATTGGCTCGCTTGGTCCCACGCGTGGTGTCACGAGGGCGTGCTGGAACGGCGCAAGAGCATCGCCGTGAAGCTGCGGGAGTTCGCTGCGACCGGCGAGTTGACGATCGTCAACGACGAGCTCGGCGACATCTCCGCCATCGTCGCCATCATTGAGCGGGTGAAGGATGCCGGACTGCTCGCCTGCGTCGGCGTCGATCCGGCGGGCCTGGGCGAGTTCATCGAGGCGCTGGCCGAGATCGAGGTCACGCAGGAAGCCAAGCTCCTCGTCGGCGTGCCGCAGGGCTACGGCATGATGAACGCCATTAAGACGACGGAGCGGAAGCTCGCTAATGGCACGCTGCGGCACGCCGGCCTCGGACTGATGGCCTGGGCGGTGGGCAACCTGAAGATCGAGCCCACAGCGACCGCGATCCGCGCGACGAAGCAGAACGCGGGCGACGCCAAGATCGACCCCGTCATGGCGCTCTTCGATGCGGTCGTGCCGATGAGCCTGAACCCCGAGCCGGTCCGCACCCGGTCCATCTACGAGACGCGCGGCCTGCGGGTCGCCTGAGGATCCCGGCATGTCTCTGGACCGCGATCGGGATGCCGGGGCCGCTGTGCGCCCGGCACCCATCACCATCAGCCTGCAGGTCTTCCGCGAGATCATGGGCACGCTCGGCGCCGGCATCGCCGGCTACGGCGCATGGTTGCATTACCCGCCAGCCGGCTTCATGGTTGGTGGCGGTGTGCTGATCGGCCTCGCGATCGTCGGAACGCTGCGCGGTGGCGGTAACGGCTGATGCGAGGGCTGTTCTCGGCCATGCTCGGCGGCGGAATGCAGGCCGCAGAGCGCGAGGTCGCATCCTGGGCGCCCGACGATGATCGCTGGTATGGCGACGCGGGCGGCGCAGCCACCTTCACCGGACGGCGGGTGACACCGGACATTGCTCTGCAGTTCTCGGCCTTCTATGCCGGCACGCACCTGCTGGCGAAGACCTTGGCGTCGCTGCCGCTGCGGATGTACCGGAAGGACCCTGCGACCGGGAAGAGCTACGAGGCGCCCGAGCACCCGCTGAACGATTTGCTGGAGTACCAGCCGAACGGGTGGCAGACCGCCTGGGATTTCCGGGCCATGCTGATGATGCACCTCGTCATGCGCGGAAACGCGTATGCCGAGATCGTGGCGGGGCCGCGCGGGTTCGCTGATCGGCTGGAACCGATTCATCCAGACCGCGTGTCGGTCGATCGGCTGCCGGACCGGACGCTGCGCTACACGGTCTCCGACGACGGCGGACGTATCCGGCGCCTGCTGCAGGACGAGGTGCTGCACCTACGCACGGCATTCGCGCCCGGCCTCGTCGGTATCGGCCCCATCGCCTACGCGCGGCAGACTGTCGGCCTCGCGTTGGCCACCGAAGAGCACGGAGCGCGGCTGTTCTCGAACGGCGCCCGCCCCTCAGGCGTGATCACCATCCCGAAGGAATGGAGCGACGAGGCCTTCGCCCGCTTCAAGGAAGACTGGCGCCGGACCTACAACGGTCTCTCTAACGCGGGCGGCACACCGATCCTTGAGGATGGTGCCAAGTTCGAGGCCATCAGCCTGACGGCAGAGGACGCACAGTTCCTCGCAACGCGCCAGCATCAGATTGAGGAGGTCTGTCGCTGGCTCGACGTCCCTCCGGTGCTCGTGCACCACATGACGAAGACGACGTCCTGGGGGTCGGGCGTCGAGGCCATCATGCTGGCCTTCGTCAGGAACAACCTGAAGCCCTGGCTCGACTGCTGGACGCACGCGATCCGGCGCGACCTGATCCTGGCGCCCCGCCTCTACGAAGCACGCTTCGACATTGAGGATCTGATCCGCGGCGACTCCAAGGCGCAGGCCGAGTTCTTCAGCCGGCTCGTTCTGAACGGCGTCCTCACCCGGAACGAAGCGCGCATCGCGCTGGGCTACAACCCGCTGCCGGGCCTCGACGAACCTCTGCAGCCCAACACGGGCGCAACCTCCGACAAGCTGCCCGGCAATGGTGGCGGCGAGCCCAACAGCACCGCCCTGCTCGGCCACAACGGCGGCCCTCCCATCGAGGAGCCCGTCGAGCCTCCGGCGCAGGAAGAGGAGCCTGACGCATGACGACCCGCTTCCCGCACCTGCGGTCCGCCCTGATGTCGCAGATCTGGGCCATGGACCCGATCTGGCACGCGCTCATGGTCGAGATGATCGAGAACCGCGCCGAGGGCATCACGATCACGCCCGAGCAGGTCCGAGAGCGTGCCGGCCGACACTCCCAGCTCGCCGACGGCCTGCTGATCGCCGGCGTCGACGTGCCCAACGGCATGGCGGCGATGTTCGAGGTTAGCCACTCGGGCCGCATCTACGCCGCGCGGGGTGGTGGCGCTTCGCGCGTGGCCGACGATGCCGAGCCCGGCAGCCTCATTGCGGTCATCAACGTCATGGGGGTGATCGCCCACCACGCCAGCCAAGTCGACAACATCAGTGGCCCGGGCGGCACCTCGACGGCCCGCGTCGGGCAGAGCTTCGACGCCGCGATGGACGATCCGGCGGTCAAGGCAATCGTGTTCCACGTCGACTCTCCCGGCGGCGGCGTGGCCGGCGTGCAGGAGCTGGCCGACAAGATCTTCGCGGCCCGCGGGCGCAAGCCGATCATCGCCCAGGTGAACAGCACCGCCGCGTCGGCCGCCTACTGGATCGCCTCCCAGGCCGACGAGATGGTGGTGACGCCGAGCGGGCAGGTCGGCTCGATCGGCGTCTACGGCTCGCACAAGGACATCTCGGCCGCTGCCGAGAAGCAGGGCTTGAAGGTGACCTTCTTCGCGTGGCCGCCGCAGAAGGTCGATGGCAACCAGTTCGCTCCGCCGTCTGCCGAGTTCACGGATAAGGCGATGGCCGACGTGAAGACGGTCTACGGCCAGTTCCGCAACAGCGTCGCCCGTGGCCGTGGCGTGAAGGCTTCCGACGTCGAGGCTGGCTTCGGCAAGGGTGGGGTCGAGCTTGCCGCCAATGCGCTCAAGCTCGGCATGGTCGATCGCATCGCGACCATGGAGGACACCCTGCGCCGCGTCGGCAAGATGAAGGCGGCGCCCGTCGGTGCGCAGGCGTCGGCCGACCTTGAGGCGGTGGATGCCGAGACTGACGTGGGTCAGCGGGCTTCCGAGACCGCGGCCGAGGAGCCCGAACCGACTGCCGAGCCGCCGGCTGCGCAGGCCGAAGAACCTGCGCCGGAGGACGGCACGGCCGATCGCCAGGCCGCCCTGGAGCGCGACGCCTACCGCCGCCGCCGCCACGCGCACCGCCTGCGCTCGACCGGCTGAGCCGACCGCCTTTCCAGTTGTGCGCCCCACGGTCCGGCCGGGCCCGTGGGCATTGCTTCGCGCCTGACGCGCGAGCCCGCGCCCTTGCGCCCGGTCGCGATCACGGAGACAGAGCATGTCCATCAAGGCACTTCGCCAGAAGCGCGCCGATCTCGTGCGCGAAGCCCAGGCCGCATTCGATCTTGCGGCTCAGGAGAGCGACGGCCGGTTCTCGGCCGAGCAGGAGGCGCGCGACGACGCGATTTCCGCCGAACTCGCGGCGCTCGATAAGGACATCGAGCGCGTCGAGCGGCAGATGGAGCGTCAGCGCGCGCTCGGCGGCGCTCAGGACGACAACGAGGCGGCCGATCGCCGCGGCGCCGGTGATCGGCAGCAGGGTCAGGGCTTCGCCTCGCTCGGTGAGCAGATGCGTGCCATCATGGTGGCCGGGCGCCCGGGCGGTCAGGTGGATCCGCGCCTGCAGGCCTTCGGCGACATGTCGGCCGGCCCCACCGGCATGTCTGAGGGCATCGCCGCCGATGGTGGCTGGCTCGTCCAGTCCGACTTCGCCAACGACTTGATCAAAGCCACGTTCGAGGGCGGTCAGATCGCCTCGCGGGTGCGCAAGATCCCGATCGGCCCGAACTCCAACGGCATCCGCGCCAACGGCGTCGACGAGACCAGCCGCGCCAACGGTTCGCGCTGGGGCGGCGTCCAGGCCTTCTGGACCGAGGAAGCCGGCCTGAAGCGCGAGAGCCGCCCGCGGTTCAAGCGCATCAGCATGGAGCTGACCAAGCTCGTGGGCCTCTGCTACGCCACCGACGAGCTGCTGCAGGACACCACGGCGCTCGCCGCCTGGATCGACCAGGCGTTCGAGGAGGAGTTCGTGTTCCGCATCGAGGATGCGATCATGAACGGCACCGGCGCCGGCATGCCGCTGGGCTACCTCAACAGCGGCGCCACCATTGTGGTGCCGAAGGAGGTCGGGCAGGCCGCCAACACCATCGTGGCGCAGAACATCCTCAAGATGTGGAGCCGGATGCCGGCGGCGTCGCGCAAGAACGCGGTCTGGATCGTCAACCAGGACGTCGAGGTGCAGCTCTTCCAGCTCATGCTGCTGGTCAAGAACGTGGCCGGCACCGAGAACGTCGGCGGCCTCGCCTTCCCGCAGGTCACCTACGTCCCGCCGGGCACCAACGGCAACGAGTACGGCACCCTCATGGGTCGGCCGGTGATCCCGGTCGAGTATGCCGCCACCCTCGGCACGGCCGGCGACATCCAGCTCGTCGACCTCACGCAGTACCTCGCGATCGACAAGGGCCCGATCCAGAAGGCGTCCTCGATCCACGTCCGCTTCATCTACGACGAGACCTGCTTCCGCTTCGTCTACCGCTTCAACGGCATGCCCGTGTGGCAGCAGCCGATGACGCCCTACCGCGGCCTCACCACGCAGTCGCCCTTCGTCACGCTCGGCAACCGCTCCTGAGCGGTCTGAACGGCTGAGCGCACCGACGGGCTCGCCCCGTCGGCCCACCCCGACCCCTCATCTCTGACGGAAGAGCCCCATGCCCAAGTCCAACTTCGCGACGGCCGTGAAGGTCGTCGAGCTTCTGCCCGCTGCCGCCGACGCGGCCGGCCGATCCTCCGACATCGTCAGCCTCAAGAACGCGACCTACGCCACGATCCTGGCCTCGCTGGCTCAGGGCAACGCCGCGCCCGTGACGCTGACGCTGATGCAGGCGAAGGACGTGGCCGGCACCGACGCCAAGCCGTTCGACAAGCCGGTTCCGATCTGGGCCAACCTCGATACGGCCGCGAGCGATACCCTCGTCCGACAGCCCGACGGCGTGTCCTTCGCATCCGGCGCCGCCGTGAAGAACAAGCAGGTCGTGTTCCACATCGACCCGGCGCAGCTCGACGTGAACGGCGGCTACAAGACCGTCTTCGTCACCACGAGCGCGTCGAACGCGGCCAACCTCAACAGCATCCTCGCGCTGCTGGAGGGTCACCGCTTCCAGAGCGCGACGCTCCCCAGCGCCATCATCGACTAATCCGCGCAGCCGCGCCTGCCGGCGGGCCGCCCGTGCTCGCCGGCATCGTCCCGTGCCGCCTCATTCCGGAGCCGACCCCCATGTTCGTGAAGCAGCTCATCGGCCGAATGGCCGGCACGGTCGTCGAGATGCCGTTCGCCGCCGCCACCTCCAACATCGCCGCCGGCACCTGTGTTCTGGCGACCGAGAACGAGGTGGCCGCTGCTGGCCTGCAATCTGTTCCGACCGTCACCTCGACCGAGCCGGAGGTGCTGCCGTCCGGCTACCGAACCGAGGTGGCCGAGGTCGGAGGGTTCGACTTGTTCGATGCAGGCGGCGTGCGGCTCAACCAGGAGCCGTTCGCCAACCTGCCGGCTCTGCTGTCCTTTGCGCATGAACGCGCCGCGGCAATGGCACCGGTCGCGCTCGTCATCCCGCTCAGCCAGATTCCAGGCGACGAACCGCCGATGATTTCGTTCGACGGGTACCGGTTCGAGCCCGCTGAGGGCGGAGGCTTCCTGCTGTTCGATCCGTCCGGCGCACCGCTCGGCGCCGATCCGGTCGCAGACGAGGAGGCGGCCCGCCTCGGCCTGCGCCAGCACTATGCCGCCGCTCGCGGCATGACGCTCGAGGAGCTTGAAGAGGAAGAGGCGGCGGTCAGCTCACGGATCGTCATGGTGGTAGTGCCCGAGAACTGGCGCTCGCTGCATCACACACAGCGCCGCGCCCTGGCGCAGCAGATCTCCGGCGAACCGCAGCCCAGCACGGCCGCGGCCGACGATGTGATCGAAGAGTACGTGACGCGTCCGGCGGCTTGAGCCCAAGCACGGCAGGGAGGCGCATCATGAGGCGGATCGCAGCAATCCTGGCGCTCCTCGTCTTTGCGAGCGCTCTTCCTGCCTCGGCGCAGCCTCTGACCGCGAACGGCTACAACGCGGCGCCGGGCGTACCACAGCCCGTGACGACCATGCCGTTCCAGCGGATGCACTCCGCGCCGATCCGGCTGGAAGGACTCGGCCCCGCGCCGAAGAGCTTTCCGATCGGCCGTCCGGCCGGCGCCACGACCTATCGCATCGTGAACCCGTGCGACGTCGATATCCGGCTCCTCGGCACCATGACGGAAGCCGAGACCGTCTCGGCGACCACAGGCGTGCTCTACCTCGCCCGCACCGAAGCGACGATGGGGACAAGCCGCCCGAATTTCGTTTCAGCCATGACGGTGGGAACACCAACCGGCGACTGCACCCCCGAGATGCACTACGGCATGGGAGGCGGCTGATGCCCGTGCTTCTCCGTTTTGCGCTGTGCCTCGCGCTCGCCGCGCCCGCCGCGGTCGAGGCCCGCCCCGTCGGCTACAGCCTGCGCAGCCTCCAGGGGGCAGTTGGACCCGCTGGGCCGCAGGGGGAGCGCGGCGAGAAGGGTGAGGCCGGGGCGCGCGGGGAACAGGGCTTACCCGGCCAACCCGGGAAGGATGGCGCCGCCGGTCAGCCCGGCGCAGTCGGTCCGATCGGGCCGAAAGGAGAGCCGGGGGGCAAGGGCGATCTGGGGCCGATCGGCCCCCCCGGTAAGGACGGTGCGTCAGGCCAGCAGGGAAGCCAGGGCGCCCCCGGTCCCAAGGGCGATCTGGGGCCGATCGGCCCCCCCGGTAAGGACGGTGCGTCAGGCCAGCAGGGAAGCCAGGGCGCCCCCGGTCCCAAGGGCGACACCGGACCCGCCGGCCCGAAGGCATTCACTTTCGTCTGCGCCACCACCGTGGCCGAGACGAATACCGGCCTTGTTGCGCTCAGTGCCGGTATGAGGGCAAGGGACGGGGTCGCCTGTCCTGGGGCGCTCACCACCGATCATCTCATCATCCTGCCGACGGCACCTGCATCGCTCAGCGCCGGATACGCGGTGCATCACGCTTTCCCGACTGCGGCCAACACCCTGCGCGTCGTGCTTCAGGCCCCGGCGCTCGCCGTTCTCGGCTCCTACTCCATCCCCGTCGCGGTCTACGCGGTGAACCGCTGAGCCGTTCAGCCCCACAGCAGATTTTGCAGGAGAAAGCCGATGGCCTTCACGGGCGTCAGTATCGCGTGCGGCTACGTCAGCGCGCCTCCCAGCCCAGCTCTGTTCGGGGCGATGCAGTGGTCTCAGACCATGTCCGCCGCGGGCACGACGGGGAAGGCCGCCACGGCTTCGGACAAGGGCCCGCCCGGCGCGACCGGGTCGAACCTCGCGTTCGAGGTCACTTCTGACGCAGACATCTGGGTCGCGATTTCGGAGACCCCCGACGCCACCAACGGGCCGCGCGTGCTCGTCCGTGCCGGTGAGACCAGGAACCTCTTTGCCAAGCAGGGCGAACGCGTCGCCTGGATCTTGGCCTGAGGATCGGCCGTGACGCTCCGCCTTTCACGCATCGGACGCCTGCCGCAGAGGCTGCGCCTCGCATCGGCGGCCAGCCGGCCCGGAACGGCGCCGCCCGTTGTTGTCGGCGGCCCCTATGACCTCAATTTCTCGGCTGGCTCATACCAGACCCCGAGCGGCATGGTGGCGGACCCGGTCGCTGCTGGCCTCCTCAGTTTCAGCCGTCCGAGCGCGCTTACGGTGCCGGACAGCACCGGCAAATTCGTGACCTTCCCGGCCAACCAAATCGCGCGGAACGACGTCGGCTTGTGGCAGCGCAAGCAAACGCGCCGCAACGACGTGCCGAACTCGGTTCTGGCAGGCGGTGCGGCAGGAACGCCCGGCACGCTCCCGACCGGCATGACGGGCACGCTCGTCGGCTCGGCCGGCCTGACCCGATCTGTCGCCTACGGCACCGACGAGGTGCGCGGCCTCGCCTACATGGAGCACCGCTACCAGGGCACGACGACGAGCGGCGGTAGCTACGCCATCACGCTCGCTTCGGGCATTCCCGCTGCGGCCAACGAGTGGAAGTCGATTTCCGCTTATCTCGGCGTGTCGCAAGGTGTGCTGCCGGCGGATGGCACCACTCGGTGCCAGTTGGTTGTGCGCTGGTTCAACGGCGCGACCCAGATCAACGAAGTTGCCCTGAACGACCGCGTGATGGCGCGGGACACGGCTCTGCGCCGTCACAAGCAGGCGCTTCAGGCGCCGGCCAACGCCACGTCCTACACGGTCCTCCTGACGATGGTGGTGAAGTCCGGCGTCGCCTACGATCACACCATCCGCATCGCCCAGCCGCAGGCAGAGGCCGTCACGGCGGCGACCGACGATGCCTCGCTGCCGATCCTCACCAGCGGCGCGGCGGTCACGGCGCAGGCCGACGCCATCGCTCTGACGGGCCCGACCCTGGCCTACCTGACAGGCGGCGCTGGCACGATTGAGCCGACCACGGCCGATCTGCGCGGCTCCGGCATCGACTATCGCGACGAGCGCCCGCTCATCACGATCAACGGCAACCTGCTCGCCCTCAAGCGCACCTCAGACGGCCGGATCGCCTCCGATCTCGCCGGGGCGCCGCGGACGTACAAGTCTTGGCGGACGCAGTTCGCATGGGAGCAGCGTCACGCCGTGGCTTGGGACGCCTCGGGCGCCAAGGTCGCTTCGACTTCGCCCGCGCTGGCAACCGCTGCGGCGGCTGGGTCGGTTCCGGCTATCTCCTCCGTCTCGCTCGACGTGGACGGCTGTATCAAGCGGCTCGTGCTACGCAACACGGCCGCGGACCTGACCGGCTACAACGCGATCTCGGCCGACGTCATCCAGTACGGTGCGACCTCGGGCGGCATCGTCGGCGCAGCAGCCGCGATCCGAGCCGGCGTGTCGTCCCGTGTCGTCGGCGGTTGGCGCGAGGTGCAACCCGGTGGCATGGCGACCGGCGGCCTCGGTGCGGTTGATGCTTCCGACCTGACCGTGTTCGGCGGGCTCGGGCGCGACTATGCGACGTGGTGCGCCGAGTACGACGGCAAGGGCGACCCGAACTCGAAGGCCATCAGCAGCAAGACTGCGCTGCTGTTCTTCGACTATCTCGTGCGCCGCTTCCGCATCAATCAGCACTGGTCGAAGGGTGTCGTCACAGCCACGAAGAACGCGACCACGAAGCGCGTCTCCGGCTTCACCACCACGCTCGGCCAGACCGTCACCGGCAAGTCCTTCGTGGACAGCTCTTACGAGGGCGATCTCATCGCGGCGGCGGGCGTCACCTTCACGGTCGGCCGCGAGGCAAAGACGACGGCCAACCCGTTCAACGGCAACCGGGCGACGCAGCCCTACACCACTGCTTCGGCGGGCTTGTCAGACCATCAGTTCACGCCGGTCACTGGCGGTGGCCATACCACCATCCTGAACATCGATCCGTACCGCACCGCAGGCAGCGCCGGGTCGGGGCTTCTGCCGGGCGTACAGGCTGGCGGCGCGGGCACCCTCGATGCCGCCGATGGCGCGATCCAGGCCTACTGCTTCCGCACCACGGTGACGACGAACGCCGCGCTGAAGGCAGGTGCCGCCCCGCTGGTCACCGCCGGTTCGCCGCCGCCGGGCTACTCCGCCCTGACCTACGAACTGCTGGGCCGCTACTTCGGCGCCCTGACGGCCGCGGGCAAGACCGCGGTGGGGATCGGTACGACGCCGGGGACGGATCAGTACAACATCGGCCTGTTCTACATCCTCAACACCATCGGCAACTATTTCGACCTGAACTCGAACAACGGCTTCTCGATCGACACGTTCGGGGCGAATTGGGGTGCCGGATGGGCCGACATCATGCAGGCTGCGGGCGTTACAAGCCCGAGCGCCAACTATGCGGTCGCGACCTATGCCGAGCGGGAGATCTTCTGGAAGTGGCAGGAGAACTTCCAGCGCGGCATGTGGTATTTCCTGGCCTACTCGGGCGACAGCCGCATCCCGGCCGTCATCGCCAGTGACGCGGCATCCTTCGGCCTCGCCAACGACCACTATCTCGACCCGCACGAGAACGACACGCCGAACTGGATGACGAACCTCTACGTGCGTGAGGCTCGTCGCATGGTGGGGATGCTGGTTCTCAATCACACCGACATCACAGCGGCCACGGGTTCGGCCCCGCGCTCGCTCAACACCGTCGGCGTGCTGTCCTACGCGATCGACTCGCACCATGTGCGCCGGTTCGCGGACACCTCGACCGGGGTGGCTCGCGTGGTCAACGAGGGCAACATCTTCGTCACCCTGACGAAGACCCCGAAGCAGGCGCCGATCGCGGCCGAGTACCTGACGCCTCAGGCGGCCGACTGCACCAACCTGTTCGCGACCTTCGCCTCTTCGGCGGCACACACCGGGTTCGGCGCGCTTCGGATGGAGGTGGCGCACATGGGTTCGGCCGAGGCCGCCGGCATCATGTCGGCCCAGGTCGTGAAGCAGGCGACCCAGCCGAACGTGCAGGATTGGATCGCCAGCGCCTACGCCTCTGACATCCGCCCCGCCCTGCTCGCGGTCGGCATCAACGCGCCGCAGGTGAATTGAGCGGATCTCGTGCCTTAGGACAAACTTGCGATGCGCCGAGGTAAGGTATTCGTGATAAGGTCTGCCACATGATCGGTGATGATCGGGCACGTTCTAATAAGACCATCCATCGGAGATGGATAAACACGCGCAAGGAAAGGCTTGAAGTTGTCTTCGAGGGTGAAGATATCCGGCCCGCTCTGAGAGAAACACGAGAAGAGGAATACATCGTTAAGAGCGATGGAAAAGCTCGATATAGAGTATTGTCCCTTTCCGTCGACTTCCATCTCATCTAGGCGGAGCAACATTCCGGTTCTGAGGCCATAGCCGGGCGACCATTCATTGTTTTCTATCCTGCCCAAGTGCAGTTCGTAATCCTCCTTTATACTGCGCGTTGCCATGAAAGCCGTACGGTCGGCGGGTGCCGTGAACACATGATTAGGTTCATCATAAGATAGCACAATGTGCTTCATATAAGCCCATCGAGCCAACGACTCCTGTAGTTGGGTGCTAAGAGAAAAATTGGGATCGGCAAACATCCCTTTAAACGCAATACTTGCCTCTTCCTCCACCCTGCTCATCCAGCCGTTGTTGCATGTCTTGCAGGCGACTGAAAAGGTTTCTGAAGAGACCCGGCCCTGCTTCTGCGAATGCTCCGTTCGGCTTTCGGTGGACGCGCCCCAATACCGCGACTGCACAACGCCTGGGGCTAGCCCCTTCCACTCGGCGCGATCAAACCATTCCGGAAAAAGGTGCTCTTTCGTGGTGGGGGCGGCCCCACAAAAGATGCAGGTCTTTTGCCGGGGCACGCGTCGCCTCATTTTCGCAATCTCGCAGCCGATGTCGTTCTGGCGAGCTTGGACCGCTGTGTGCTGCCTCCGCAAGCGAGCGGCCTTTCATCAATCCGCGGCATCAACGCGCCGCAGACGAACTGACATACTTCGCACTGGTGAGATCTGCTGAATGAGCGTCTCCGTGATCACGCCTGCGACGGCGACGATCCTTACGACGGCCGCGAACGTGCGCGCCGATCTCGGCCTGCCCGCCGGTGCGCCGACGGATGATCAGATCAAGCGCTTCATCGCGCAGGCGTCGGCCACGGCCGCCTCGTTCTGCCGCCGCACCTTCGGTCGCGAGAGCGTGCGTGAGCGCTTCGAGGTCGACTGGCGCCGTTGCCGTGACGAGGATGGCGAAGGCCTGCTTCTGTCCCGGGCACCGGTGGTGCGCATCCTGTTCGTGAAGGTCGATGGCCTGACGCTCGCGCCGTCCGCCTACGAGCTTGCGGAGCAACCCGCACATCCGGTCTCGCTGTTCTACCTGCGCCACATCGTAGACGGCGAGCCGCGAGCTTGGATGGGCCGGGCGGTGACGGTCGAGTACGAGGCGGGCTGGCTGCTGCCGGGCGAGGAGCGGGGCGACCCCGCAACCACAACAGCACCGGATCTGCCGGCTGATGTTGAACGGGCCGTGATCCAGCTTGTCGGCGCGGCCGTGTCGGCCTCGGGCCGCGATATGATGGTCAAGAGCGAGGACGTCGAGGGCGTCGGCTCGTTCTCCTACTACGTCCAGGGGGCCAACGCGGCCCTGCCGCATCCCGAAGCCGAAGCGACCCTGGCGCAGTACCGGCGGATGGCGTTCGCGTGACGCCCGCGCAGGCCATCTCCGCGCTCGACCGGCAGATCGCGCGGCACGGACAGGCCGTGTCGCTGCGCAAGAACGGCGCAGCCGCGGACGGATCGGCGGACGCGACGGTGCGAGCCTTCGTGCGCGGCTACCGGCCCGAGGAGTTGACCGGCGGCGTGCAGCAGACCGACAGCCAGGTGGTGCTGTCGCCGAGTGCCCTGGTCGGGACCGTGTTTGCGGCCGGCGCCAAGCGGCTCGACAAGATCCTGATCGACGGGCGGTTGCGCAACATCGAGGGCTCCAACCCGGTGCGGATCAACGGCGTGATCGTTCGGCACGAGCTCTGGGTCCGCGGCTGATGGCCCGGCGCACGATCGCGCGCCTCGATCCGGTCGCTCGCGATATCGCGCTGATGGCAGACGAGGCCCTGTCGCCCGAGGCTCAGAGCACGATGCTCGCCGGCGCGGCCCGTGCGGCGCTGCAGGAGGCGCAGGAGACCAACCGGGCGGCCCTCGGCTACGTGCCCGAGCACGACACCTTCGTGGACGGCGCGAAGACGACGAGCCTCACTGGCATCACGGGCCGGTCCACGGTGCTGTTCGAGTTCCACTTGCTGGTCGATGTGATCGAGTGGATCGACGAGCAACTGATCATCCACTCACCTGTGAAGACGGAGCGATACGCCCGCAGCCACGTCTGGTTCGCCGACGGTGTCGAGTTCGAGAACCCGAACCGTCCGCCGCCCGCCGAGGGGTACGTGGTCCTGAACGCACAGCCCTACGCCCGTAAGATCGAGCGCGGCCAGAGCCCGCAGGCGCCTGACGGCGTCTATCAGTCGGTCGCGGCCATGGCGAAGCGCCGGTTCGGCAACATCGCCTACGTCGGCTTCTCCTACCGGTCGTTCCCCGGCGGTGCGGTCGGCGAGTGGGCGCAGAGCGCCAGCGCGCAGGATCTCGCCAAGCGCATCCGTAGCGGCCGGACCGCGGCCAAACAGGACTGGCTAACCCGCCAGCCCTGCATCGCACTCGACCCCGGCAGGTGGTGACTATGAAATTCGAGACGGTGAACATCGAGAGCCGCGGAGGCACGGCGACCGGGATCGCGATCACCGATGCCGAGACCGGCGCCCCCATTCCCGGCGTGATCGAGGCGGACGTTGCGATCCGGCCTGACGCCCCGATCGAGGCGCGCCTGACGCTTTCTTTGGTGAGGCTGAAGCTCCAGGCCGGTCCCGTGTTCTTCGTCTACGACCCACGGTCCGGCGCGCGGAAGCGCGTCGCCAAGATCGTCTACGAGGACGGTCAGGTGTTCGAGCCGGGCGCCGAGTAGCCATGGCGAAGAAGGCCGTCGTGGATGCGGTCGAGACCCGGCTGCAGGAGCGCTTCAGCGCCTGCCCGGTGTTCGGCATCAACCTTCAGGGTGAGACGCCGGAAGACGGCTCGACCTTCGTGCAGGTGCAGTACCCCGTCGCGAACACGACGACGATGGATCTCGCCGGCACATACTATCGCGAGGAAGGTGCCATCCGGATCATCGTGAATGCGCAGCGCGGCGCCGAGACGGCCGCCGGCCTGACGCTCGCCGATGATCTCGCGGCCCTGTTCCGCAACAAGAAGTTCGGGGGCGTGCAGACCTTTGCGCCGTCCTCGCCTGTGATCGACGACCGCAACGAGGAGGGCATGTATTTCGCCCTCAGCTTCGCCGTCCCCTTCCAGTTCGATTTCACCGACAGCACCGGCTTCTACGGCTGATCGGTCGCGCATCCCTCGCTGCGGGCGAGGTGCCTTGGCCCGCAGCGGCCCTTTCCCCGGAGACATCCCATGGCAGGCGACATCACCACCGCGACCGGTGCGAAGATCTTCATCGGTCCGAGCGTCCCGGCGACCACCGACACCGAGGCAGAGTTCTCGGCCCTGACCTGGACCGAGATCGGCCTCGTTGAGAGCCTGGGCGAGTTCGGCGACGAGTCGAATGCCGTCAACTTCTCGTCTCTGAACGACGGCCGCGTGCGTAAGGCCAAGGGCACCCGCGACGCTGGCAACCTTGCCCTGACGGTGGCCCGCGACCCCAGCGACGCGGGCCAGGATGCCCTGATTGCGGCCGAGGGCACCAACAGCAAGTATGCCTTCAAGGTGACCTACCCGGACCGACTGACCGCCAACGGCACCGACGGCGTCGACTACTTCCGCGCCCTTGTCATGTCGAAGCGCAACAACGTCGGCAGCGCTGACAACGTCATCCGCCGCAGCTTCAACCTGGGCATCGACAGCGCGATCATCTCGGTCGACCCGACCTGATCCACCTCTCCTCTGCGCTACCGCCCATCCATCGCCCCTGAACGATCGAGACGACGATGAAGCTCAAGAACCTCAAGGTGAACTCGGCCCGCGCGGAGACGGGCGACTGGGTGGGCGATCTGCCGGGCATGGACGACCTGCGGCTCAAGGTCCGCGGGTTCTCCAACGCTGACTTCGGGGCCATCACTTCGCGGGAGGCTTCCAAGGTCTCCCGCGAACAGCGCGAGGGCGGCCGCCGCGACGGCGCTCCGCTCCCGCACGTCCGCGAGCAGATCATGGTCAAGGCCATGACCGACGCCATCCTGCTCGATTGGGACGGCCTGACCGACGACGAGGGCGCGCCGATCCCGTACACTAAGGAGACCGCGGCGCAGCTGCTGTCCGACCCCGACTGTCGGCCCTTCCGTGACGCCGTCTCCCTCGCCGCCGCCCGCGTCGAGGAGTTCGCCGAGGATCAGGTCCAGGCCGTCTCGGGAAACTGATCGAGTGCCTGCGCTGGCACCTGAAATGGAGCCCCCAGCGCAAGCACATCGACCGGCTTGAGAAGAAGGGGCGGCCGCTCCCCGTCGATTACCTCGACCGCCCGCTTCTGGCCTACGGCGCCCGCTTCCTCTGGGACGCCTTCTGGGAATTGACGACAGAGCGGCCGATGGGCTTCGGCGTCGAGGGCCGCATCCCCTACACCGCGATCCGGCTCTTCTCCCAGGATCATGGATTGGTCGGGGATGCGGCCAATTGGTTCCGCACCGTGATCCGCGAGATGGACGCGGAATACCTCGGTATCCGAGCACCTTCAGCAGCGAGCCCGATCCTCAGCGAGACGCCGATGAGCGATCTGAAGGGCGTGCGGGGGCTTCTGCGGCGGCACGCGAAGTCCAGCACGCCACCGTAGTCTTATCTACTCCAAGTCGTTGATGCGCCGGAGATAGCTAGTAAGTCGACATACAGCCATGTCGTCTTCGGCGCCTGCCGTTTTCTGGCTTAATTCGAACTGTCTTTCGCAAAGGTTTGTGCTGTATGCAATCCAAGACGCCTGCTCTTTATCTAACAGTTCCTTCGCTTTGACGGACGTTTCAGGGTAGGGCGGTCCATCGTTTGGCGAGCGCTTCGATATCTCTGAGATAGAGAAGCCCTGTTTTCTCAGCGCAGCATCCATCTTTCGCTTAATGCGATCCTCTTGGTCGGCAAGGCATCCTCTGCCCTCTGCCATGCTGCTCTTTGCAAAACAAAGTCTATTTATATTGGCTATTTGCTTGTTGACATCGACGTCTTTCGCGGCACTTGCGCTCGACCATGTAGCAAGCGCCAAGCTCAATACAACAACCCGGGATGCATTCATAAATGCCCTCGTTGAATACTATCCGCACGGTCAGCGTTCGCTATCAGTCCGAAGGGGCTGATCGCTTCCGCACGGATGCCGACGCCGCTGCTGCCGCGCAGGGCAATCTTGCGCAGGCAACAGAGCAGGCCGCAACCGTCACCGAGCAGTCGGCGCGTCGGCAACTATCAGCGGCGACGGCCTATGACCGTGTGCGGGCCAGTGTTGATGCGAATTACCGTTCGCAACTCGCTATGGAGCGCGCCACGCGCACCGTGGATCGCGCCCTTCAGCAGGGCGTCATCGACGGGTCGGCCTATGAGCGGACGCTTGCGCAGATCCAGGCGCGTTTCGCCACGACGACAGCGGCGGCGGACCGGATGGCGGCCGCATGGCGCAACCTCGGCGCGGCTGGCGAAGCAAATTCCCGCCTGCTCACTCCTGCCGGGCGACTAGGCAACCTGTCTTCCGATGGCTCAGTGCAATTTCGCCCCGGTATGGGGCCAGCGGCGAACCAGAACATCTCCGGGCGGCGCCTCCGCTCGGATGAAGTCACGAACCTGACTTATCAGGGCGGCGATATCGTCGCCCAGCTCGGTTCCGGCTCTCCGCTCAGCATGATTGCTTTGCAGCAGGGGCCGCAGATCGCGCAGATCTTCGCGGGCCCCGGCGGCGCCAGCGTGAAGGGTGCCTTCGCACAGGCGACCGAGGCCGTTGGCGGCTTCCTCGGCAAGATTGGGCCTGTTGGCATCGCGTTCGGCGGCTTTACAGCTATCGCAGCGACCGGTGCTGCGGCTCTCCTTTCCTACAGCCGGGCACAAGATGAGGCGCAGAAGTCTCTCGGCGCACTCGGACGTGTGGCTGGCGTCTCAATGGGCAGCGTCAACGCCCTAGCGGATGCGCAGGCGCGTCTTGGCGGCCTCAGTCGTCGAGAAGCGCGCGGGATCGCCGCTGGATATGGAGGTACAGGGCAGATAGGTTCGGAGATCATCGGCGGCTTGCTCGCCTCGACCCGAGACTATGCGCGCATCACCGGGCAACAGCTTCCCGACGCTGCTAAAGAGTTCGGCGCGGCCTTCGCAGACCCGGCGCGCGGCGCCGAAGCGCTCAATGAGCGGCTTGCGATCCTCAACGCGACCCAACTGGAGACCATCCGGCGCCTTGACATGCAAGGCGACCGGCTCGGGGCGCAGCGCGCGCTCCTGAGTGCCTACCGTGACGGTGTGCGCGGGATCGCGGACGAAACGTCGGCTTGGGGCCGAATGATGACGACGGTGGGCGATACCATCAGCAACGTCTGGGATCGCGCTGGCCGTACGATTGAAAAGTCGCTCGGCGGCGGCACGTTAGAGCAAAAGCTTGCCGCCGCTACCCGCCGCCTCAAGGAGCTTGAGGCTTTAGGGCCGTCTGGCGCGCTGAGCGAAGCCGATCAAATTTACAATATTGGCGGCAGCCGAGACGACGAGACCGAGCGTGTTCGTCGATACGTCCGCGGTCTTCAGGAGGAGGCACAGAAAGAGCGGGGGGCAACCGCGAAGGCACAGCAAAATCGCGCCTCGATCGAGGTTGATCAGATCGTGCGCGGGCTCAGTCCGGTCACGGCAGCGCTCCGAGACATGGAGAGCAAGGCCGCAAATATAAACTCGAAGTTGGCGACTCTGCCCTTGGACGAGAGCCGACGCGCCCGCGACGCTCTCGCTGGCATGGAGCGCTCGACCGAACTCATTCGCGGCAACCTCAAGGCTGGCGGCGAGCAGTTCGCGGCGAGCCTTAAGCAGGCTCAGTTCGATAGCTCGATGGTTGGCCTTACTGATCGTGGCCGCAGCGCCGCCCAGATCGATTTTGAGTTCAAGAACCGGGCCGAGCAGGCGCTGCGCGACGGCACGGCAAGCGAGCAGAATGCTCGTCTTCAGTCGCTAGAGCTTGAGCGGACCACTCGTCTTCAGACGCTGGACCGTCAGAGTTCACTGGATCTGAACCAATCCGGCGGCGCCTTCTCGCGCGCCTCGGCGACCCTTCAGGCGCAGATCCTTGAGGCATCGCGGCGGTTTCCCACGGTCGATGCCGCTATGCTGGCCGGCGTACTGGAGAAGGAAGGCGGGTTCTGGAATACGGGCCCGACCCGAGTGCTCGGGCGCGACGGTCGCCCGGCCACGACAGCATGGGGTCGCGGCCAGATCACCGATGCTGCGGAAAAGGACATTCGCCGCCTCCCCGGCATGGAAAGCTTCGATAAATACAACGTTGAGACGCAGGTAATGGGCGCTGCGGCCTATCTGAGCCAGCGTCTTCAGTGGGTGAACGGAGACAAGATCAAGGCGCTCGATGGTTACGGCACCGGGCCCGGCTACGGGCTCGATGTGATGCGCCGCGCCGGCCAACTCGGCGACACATCGAGCCTAGCTCTCGCTCGGGACCAGGATGCGAACAACCGCGCCGTCCAACAAGCCAACGATAACCTCAAGAACGTCACCGATAACTATGGGCGCAACGCCGTGGCGCTGGAAGCCAACGGGCGAGCGCAAGATCAGTACCGCCAACTGATCGAGCGCGGTGTTCCTGCGGCGACCGCCGCATCCATCGCCTTCGATGGCATGCAGACCAAGATTGCTAGCCTCGGGCAGACGGCGAGGTTCATCCAGTTTCAACGTGACGACAATTTTGCACGGGACCAACTGGGGCGGACCCAGATCGAACAGCAGGCGTTCGCCGCCGCGCGGCCCTATGCAGGCACCGAGTTCGAGGGGCGCGTTCGAGATCGGGCTCTTGAGACGGCCACTCTTTACGAGAGCAAGGTTGCCGTCACCGACGCCATGTCCGGCTTTGTCACGGACCTGCGCCGCGGCACCGACGCGGCAAACGCGTTCGGCAACATGCTCGGCCGGCTCGCGGACCGCGCCATCAACGGCCTCACCGACACGCTGGTGTCGAGCTTGTTCAGCGCCGGCACCAAGGGCAGCAGCTTCCTAGGCGGGATCGGCAGCATGTTCGGCTTCGCGAACGGCGGCATCATGACGAGCGCCGGCCCGCTGCCGCTACGCGCATACTCGGCCGGCGGCATCGCTGACAGCCCACAGGTGGCGCTCTACGGCGAGGGCAAGATGCCGGAAGCCTACGTGCCACTTCCTGATGGGCGGCGTATTCCGGTCGCCATGCAGGGCGGTGGGGCGGCCAACGGCAACTCCGTCACTGATGCTCGGCAGTTCAGCTTCGACATGCGCGGCTCGACCCTGACCGAGCAGCAGGCACGGGCGATGTTCATGGACGCCCTGGCGCAGAGCGAGTCGCGTCAGAACGCGGCGCTGCCTGGCCGCATGCGCGACATCCAAAGGAGGTACGGGTGACGGCTTGGCTCAAGCGGAAGATTGTCGCGTGGCTGCTGCCTGAGATCCAGGCGCAGCAGGCGTCGCAGATCAGGGCGCAGATCGAGATCTCGGTTCAGCGCCACAGCCAAGCGGTCACGCCGGCCGCACTTCGGAACGCCCTGCGGCGCTACGGCTGATGGCGTTCCTCTCCGCGGTTCAGGCCGCCGCTGCGGCTGGGCTCACCGTCCGGCCGGCGGTGCTCGCGCATTTCGACTTCCTCGGTCAGCCGGGCTGGTACTGGATGGGGTTCGGCCCTCTCCGTACCGCCGACGGGCAGATCTGGGACGGCACCGGCGCGATGGCGAACATCGACGGGCTCAACGTGCCGATCGGGACCACGGCGGACGCGGCGACCTTCACCCTGTCGGGCGTCGATATGCGAGTGGCGGCCCTCGCCCGGCAGCAATCCGCGCTGGTGAAGGGCCGGGACGTGCGGGTGCTCGTCCAGTTCTACGCCGACGACTGGACCCTGCTCGACGCCCCCGTGGAGATCTGGTCCGGCATCCTCGATGTGATGACGTACCGAGCGCTCGGCGAGGGCAAGTTCGCCGTCAGCGTCACCGCCGAAAACGTGTGGGCCGGCCGCAACAAGCCGCCCTTTGGCTTCCTCAACGACACCGATCAGCAGGCGCGCTTCCCCGGCGACCGTGGGCTTGAGCTCGTCGGCAGCCTGCCGAACAAGGCGATCAACTGGCCGACGTGATGGCTGGTGTCGACCGCCTTGTGCGGCTCGGCGCTTTCCTGCGGGAGGGGGCCGGGCTCCCGTTCGTATGGGGCGAGCGCGACTGCTCCCTCTGGCCCTGCGAGTGGATCAAGGCCGAGCGCGGCATCGACCCGGCCGAGCACCTGCGCGGCACCTACAGCACCGCCTTGGCCTGCGGGCGCATCCTGCACGAGGCGGGCGGCCTGCCGGCGCTGGCGGCCCGCCTTGCGGCCTCTGCCGGCCTTCTGACTACGGACGCGCCCGAAGCCGGGGATGTCGGCCTCGTCGAGTTCCTGAACGCGCCCCTGCTGGCCATCTGCGCCGGCGGAAAGTGGGCGATCAAGACCAAGGATGGGCTCGTGATCGTACCCGCCAATCCCGCACAGGCCTGGATCGTCTGATGGCGGAGACCATCGGCCTCGCCATCATCTCGGCCGTGACAGCTTCCGCCACTACGGGAGCTGTGGTCGGGGCATACGCGGTTGCGGGTATCTCGCTGTCTACGATCGTCGGCACCACGGCGCTGGTGGGAGGCTCGCTGCTGCTCCAGTCGGCCCTCGGCCAGCAACCCAAGCAGCGCAACGAGACACAGCAGTCGGTCCTTAACCAGGCCATGGGCGCGCGGGTGTGTGTCTACGGCCGGACGTTGGTTGGCGGCTCGCGCTACCTGTTCGAGACCCGAAACGGCGCGCTGTTCCAGGGCATCATCGTCTCGGCCCGTGAGATCGACCGGATCGAGGCGTACTACATCGGCGACCGGAAGACGGTGACCGACCGCGGCGAGGAGGGCGGCACGGTTCAGGACTTCCCGCAGACGGGCAAGGTCTACTTCGAGCCCTACTACGGCACCGACGATCAGGCCGCAGCGACGACGCTCTTGCAGCAGTTCCCCGGCGTCTGGACGGCCGATCACCGCCTGCGCGGGCTGGCGCACGTCGTCGTCGTGTTCTTCGGCGTGAAGCGGGAAGAGCAGCAGGTCGTCTACCCGCAGAGCTATGCGACGCCTCTGCGCTTCCTCGTGCGCGGCGCCAAGGTCTGGGATCCGACGAGCGGCGGGCAGGATCCGGAGAACAAGGCGACCTGGGCATGGTCGGAGAACGCGGGCGACTGCATCCTCGACTATCTGCGCCACCGCGACGGGATGCGGTTCTCCCGCTCTCGCATCGACGTACCGAGCTTCGCCGACTTCCACGGCCTCTGCGCCGAGACCGTCATGCGCAAGGACGGCACGACGGAGGCGCGCTACCGCCTCGGCGGCACCTATGCCCTCAACGAGGCACCCAAGGACGTGCTCGCCCGCATGCTCTCGACCTGTGACGGGCAGCTCGTGCGCGGGCCGACCGGGCTTATCGGCATCCGCGGCGGGCGCTACCGGGCGCCCCTCGTGAACATCCCGACGGAGCAGATTATTGCCGCCGACCTGACACAGGGCAACGACCGCCTCGACGCCTACAACCTCCTGAAGGTCTCCTACACGGAGCCCGGCAACTTCTATCAGCCGACCGAGGTAGAGGCGCGGCAGGACTTCATCTCGCAGGCGCAGGTGGGGGTGATCGACCAAGCGCTCGACCTCGCCATGGTGCCCTCGTGGACGCAGGCGGCGCGGCTCGCAAAGATCAAGTTTGCCAAGGACAATCCGCAGTGGCGCGGCTCGACTCGCACGACGCTTGCAGCCCTCGACGCCCTGGATCAGGAGACGGCCCGCATCGTGTTCGATCCGCTCGGCGATGCCGACGTCGGGCCGATGATGGACGCGCCCTGCACGCTGACGTCGTTCGGCCTCGACGCCGCGATGACGGGCTGCACGCTCGGCTTTACGTCGATCTCGCCCGAGGCCTACGCGTGGAACCCGGCGACAGAGGAGCCCGCACGTCCCGCCCTGCCGAACGCGCCGGCACCGGTCAACGTCGTCCCCACACCCGCGAACGTCTCGGTCTCGCCGAGCCGCCGCGCGGTCTCTGGTGGCGCGACCGCCGTCTGGGGTGTCCTGTCGTGGAATGCGGACGCTCGCACGGACCTCACGGCGCAGGCGCAATATCGCCTGACGGGTGCGACCGAAGCCGACTGGCAGTTGATGACCGTCCGGGGCGACGGCATCAGCGCCGAGGTCGGCCCTCTCACGGATGGCCAAACCTACGACTTCCGCGTCCGCTGGATCGCCGGCAACACGCCCTCTAACTGGTCGAATACCGTGACGCTCGCCGCGGTGGCCGACAACGTGGCACCGGGACCGCCGAGCGGTTTCGTCGTCAATGGAGGCGCGGGCAAGACCACCGGTGCCTTCACCGCCCCGAACGCGGCGAACTTTGGCTCGGCTGTCGTCTATCGTGGCGTCGGCACCGACCTGTCGGCCGCCTCAGCGGTCCGGACGTTCTACGGCTCGCCCTCGCAGGCATTCGACTTCACCGACGACGGGCTGAGCGCCGGCACGTACCGATATTGGGTGCAGGCCAGAAACCGCAGCGGCTTCGGCGATGCGTCGAGCACGACGGGCCCCATTACGGCGACGGTGACCTGAGCCCATGGCGACCATCCCGTTTCCCGTCGGTCCTGCCTGCTTCAGCGAGGGCTGGCGCATCGAGAGTGCCGTGCGCACCGCTGGCGCCACGCTCCTGGGGCAGCAGCAATTCTCGGCCAGCCCCGCTGGGCGCTGGCGGGGGCGCATGCAGTTCCACTGCATCACCGAGGACGACTACCTTGAGGTCGATGGCTTTCTCGCCGCGTTGGACGGCCCTGCCAACACCTTCGTGCTCGGTCCGGCCGACTGGCGCGGGCGGCCGTGGAATGTTGATCCACTGACCGGCGGCCGCATTACGCCCGATCTGGCGAAGGGTAGCGCCGACATCGATCCGGCATTCGACACCAACCCCGACACGACGGGGCGCCTCAGCTTCTCGCTCGCTCAGGCTGCCTCGATGAATGCGACGACACTCCGCATCCGCCGGGACAAGGGCGGCGCGCTGCGACG